CTAGCGATGTGGGGGTTATATCAACAGTTTCACCACCCCCTTTCTGAACCGCCTTAAAATTTGCCGCAGCCTCATTTTTTGCCGCCACAGCCACAGCTCCCGAACCTGTGATATATACAGTATCCAGCCCCATCATGTGCATATAGTTGAACGTCTCGCCGTCTCCAATGGTGATAACGCCATCATCGCCCTTGGCAGCACCCGATTTCAGGGATACTGTAATGTCATTGCCCGACTTGTTGCGGATATCAAATCCGTTGTATTTAGCATCGAATTTCACAGCACATTCAGTGCCGTCAAGGGTGATCTCGATGACCCTGTTGCAGCCTTTTACTTCTTTTACCATAAATATCCTCCTTTAATTGCTTGCCGAATACTTGTGCCCATCTGCCCCAAATCCAATCAAATAGGTATCTGTGCCTGTAAATTCGTTAGTGCCCCCGCTGTCCCATGTGTATATGATCTTCCAGGCTCCTGTTGTGCTGTCAGTCACCGAAAAATATGTTACTTTAGGCATTCCCCATGTTGGCAGGAAACTATTGGCAAATCCCCAATCCCGCAATGTTGATAATGGATTTCCCGATAAATCATAAACAATGGTTTTGGTGGAATACATACTTTCCCCGAATGTTTCCGTTGTTCTGACCTGTACACCCAACGTTTCATCGGTAATGGCATCGCCGCCGACGATGTTTACAACATCGCTGTATGATGTGCCATCAGGGAATGTATATTTGCCATGTTCCTGTCCGTCCTCATAGCCCTCTTGATATCTGTCCGGTACATTGACATTCACAGGGTCAAATCCATTACAGGAATAATCAGCGGCGCTGTATGTGCCGTTTGCAGTGACCGTCAGGGGACTGATAACAACCGATTTTACACCGTCATCGTGTCCTTTATCATATCCCTCCTGATATCTGTCAGGCACATCAACCGTCACAGGCCCAAACCCCACATACCCCTCAGCCTTTTCAGCATCGGAAACATTGTATGTGCCGTTTTCCGTGACGCTCAGCGGCTTGGCCTTGCCGCCTTCATTCGCCAGCCCCAGCAGGAACCACATCATATCATCCATCGTCATTCACCTCGTCTCTCATGAGATTGATGTTTCCATCTGCATCTTCACTGTAGGAATATTTAAGCTTTTTACCGCCATAATCGGCAATGAGAGCTATGCCATCGGTTGTGGCAGTGCGCTTGCAGGTAGGAAGGATAGTGTCAATGATAGCACCCTCAAATGTGGCAACACCCTCTCCTGCCATCTCAAAGCCGTATTCGGTTTTAGAGTTCTCGTTTACGAATTTTATGCCCTGTCGGGTCATTTTCGTGGAGCCGTTGACCTCGCCTATCTGTACACGGTCAGCCAGAGGGTCATATTCGTTCTCCTGCACACTGTTCCGCCCCATTTCGGCGTACAGCCCGAAGTCGGTAATTCTCAGGCGGCAGAAGTTCGTCACAAGTACGCTTTCCCCGAAAGTAATGCCCGCCCCGGGAGCAGGATATGTGCTCACCAGCGCCCTGCAGCTCCACGCCCTGTAGGACTTGTTCTGTATCGCACCTATGACCGCACCCGCCAGCTCTTCCGAGGCATAGACCGAGCTTATCTTCATCGTGTGATATGCGTCCGTGTCGCCGCCCGAAGCGTATGTCCTGCTGCCGTCGGTCATGATAACGCTGCCGCAAACCTTGGTCAGACCATATTCAATGCTGCTGTACTTGTCAGCCGAAAACAGCGCCGATGAAGCACCGCAGGCAAATGGCAGAAATGTAAGCACCCCGCCCTGTACAAAAAAACAGCCGCAGGCCGCCTCCGCCAGGTCGGAGAGTATTTCCTTGGCAGTCCGCCCGAAGACCTTGTCCTTGGGGCATTTGGTGATTTTTGTGCCGATGATGTCACCCGCAGCGATCTCCGTAAATCCGCATATGCTTTTGATGTTGGCAAGCACGGCGCTTACAGATGCAAATTTGGGCTTGTTTTTCTTGTCAGAGCTGTTGCTGCTGCCGCTGCTGCCGTTGCTGTCACTGTCGGACGAACTATCACCGCCCGAGCTGTCCTCCTCCGCCGTGAAATCACTTTCTTCAAGGGTGCATTTGGCAGATGTGAACATCGCCCTGTCATAGCAGGTGAAGCTCAGCCTGCCGCCCGAGGGCTTCCTGCTGCTCACATAGAACACAGGCACCTCAGTTCCGCAGGAAACAAGTACCTCCGCACCATAGGGGAACAGCCCCACGGTGTCATCGTCATAGTCGCAGGCAGGAACATCAAAGGTCAGCTGCTGACTGCAAACGCCCCTTGCACCGTATCCGTCCGCAGTGTATGATATCTGCAGGTTATTGAAGTGCGGCACATCAATGCCGCCGATGCTCAGAGCAAGGCTAAAGGCGGGAGCCGCCCACAGGAGCGGCGCTTTCAAGGGTCAGGGACATATCCCATTCAAGCCCCTTGCCACGGCTCACAGCCTTGTAAGCCGCTTTCTTGAACTGTGCCGACACCGCTGCAGGGGAGGAGTAGGTCACAGGAAATGTCTTTCCGCTGACAGCGCTCGATATCTTAGCCGCCGCAGATGTGGGGACCTTTTTCAGCGTGATGTTCAGCGTAATGATATCCCCTATATAGCCGCCCACAGTGGAGCCGTCATGGTTCTCAAATGCGCTGCTGTCCTTTTTGGGGGCGGAGCTGACGGTAAAATCCGTCACATATCCGTCCGCCCTGACGTTGTTGATAACAAGTTCAAGCATATTATCTTCCTTTCTGCACATTGACGCTCTGGGTGTAGTCCAGCGAATATTCACCGCACACCTTGCTGTCAAGGGTGAGGTCTCCGCCTGTGACCTCCACATTCACATTTACATTCCGGTTTCCGCTGTTTTCCGCAGCGTTCTTGTATGATACCTCGGTGGCAACAGTGCCGCTCACCTGAGTGAAAGCGGAAATGTTCATCAGCTCGGACAGCTTGCCGCCAAAACCGCTTGCGAACTGCTCCGCAGCTGCCGCACCCGAATCATAGGCGTTCACACCCATGTCCGTGAGAGCCGCCGCAAAGGCGTTCTGCATATTTTCAGCGTCCTTGGCGTAAAGGTCGGCGGACAGATCATCTGCTATCTGCTCCTTGCGTTTGTACAGCTCGATGACCTTTTGGCGCTCTTCTTCACTCATACCCGCAAGGTATTCTGCCATCTTGGCACCGTCCTCGGCGGACATACTGTTCAGCTCTTCCAGCAGAGCAGCACTTGCCCCGTCCTCTTTCAGAGCCTTGATGTCAGCGTGATATTTCTCCATGGCGGCTATCTGCTTTTCAATGTCATTTACCTTGTAGATGGTGGTCTCATTGCCGTCCTCGTCCGTTTCCTTTTCAACGGAAAAAACAGAACCGCCCACAGCCATGAGCCGTGAACGGTAGTCGCTCTGAGCGGTGAGCATATCGGAATATTTTTTCTGATAAAGGGCGTTCAGGTCGTCAAGGCTCTCGCCTGCGCTTTTTATCGCCTTGTTCTGGCTGTCCTCCCGGTCGTCCAGAGCTTTTTTCTGCTGCTCCTGCTCATAGGCACGGAGCTTTTCGTAATAGCCCCAGTGCTCTGTGTTGCTTTCATCGCCGTATTTTCTCAGCAGTTCAAGCCGCTTTTGATACAGCGCATCTTCGTCGGCAATAATGCCCATGGCATATTCATGGTCAAGCTTCTGCCACTGGTTTTTAAGCTCCTCGTCATTCATCTGCTCGGCGGCAGTCTCGGCGAGGGTACGTTGTTCGGATATTGCTTCGGCAGCAGACTGATTTTCAGCCGCACTGTTTTCCTGTGCTTTTTTCCATTCTTCCGCACGTTTTTTTTCACGCTCAAGGACGGCTTTTGCATTGGCTTCTCTCTCAGCTTCCGCTTCAAGCCATTCCTTGCCGCTCATGTCAGCAGCAGTCAGACCAAAATGCTCGTTTATTTCCTGCATACCCTTGTCATATGCTTCTGAAACGGCTTTTTGCCCGTCCTCTATCATCTGCACAGTGTCGTCAATACCATCACGCATATAGCCTACCATAGCGGTTGACGCTACATTGTTTATATCTCCGCCGTAAACGTCGCCGCCAAGCAGATTATCAATTCCGAGCATTACGTGTTTCTGGGCATTATCAACGGCATCGGAAAGGCTAAGCATCATCTGTTCTGCAGCGGTTGACCAATCGTAATGAATAAGCTCGTCAGCAATGACGGTACAGAAATCGACACCCGCATCTATAAGTATCTCACTTGAATCAACGAGTGCATCAAACAACTTACTCACTATGTCAGGAGCTTTTTCGGCAAGAATGGGTATTGAAGCTGTAATGCCGTTTGCCAAGCCGTCGATCAGGCTTGCGGCGGCTTCCGAAAGCTTGTCTGCATTCTCGAGTATTGTCTCTGCAACGGTAAGTGCCGCATCAATGGCGGAGGGAACGAGTGAATCAAGATTATCCGAAATGCCGTCTGCAAGAGCTGTTACGATGTCCGAAGCGCCCTCAGTTATGATGTCTGCGTTGGAGAGGATAGCTTCCGCTATTGATGTGCAAAGCTGTGCTGCCGAGCCTGCAAGGTTCGGTGCTGCGGATACAATTCCTGATATAAGTGTGCCGATTATCTCATCTGCATTTTCAGTCACTATTGGAATAGCTGTGTCGGCAAAGGAGCTTAACGTATTAAGCAATGCCGATACAATGGAATTTGCACCGTCAATTACCGATGGGAGCATCTGCTCAACAGTTTCGGGTATGAGAGGCAGAAGATTTTCGGTAAGCTCTGTAATACCTGTTGCCATTGTGGGCAGCACTGCCATAATTCTGGGCGCAAGATTATCCGAAACTGTCACAACACTTTCAACCACGTCGTTTAACAGCTTGTCAAAGTCCTGTGTCGGGTCGGACATACCTGTGAGCAGGTTTTGCCATGCCGCCTTTGCTGCTGAAATGGAACCCTGAATGGTGGAGCTTGCTTCCTTGGCGGTAGTGCCTGTTATGTCCATTTCAGTCTGTATCACATGGATAGCATCTACGATGTCAGCAAAACTTGATATATCGTAGGAAACATCGACGCCTTTGCTTTTCTGAAGCTTTTCGGCATCGGCAAGCAGTCTTTCCATTTCGGATTTTGTGCCGCCATAGCCGATTTTTAAATTATCGAGCATGGTATAGTTTTGCTTGGAAAATCCGCTGTACGCATTCTTTATTGATTCCAGATCGGAGCCCATTTTGTTTGCGTTATCTGACATATCGCTGAGAGCGGTATTGGCTTTTTCAGCCGCAGCCTCAGTATCATTTCCCATGCTGCTGATAAGAGAAGCGGAAAACCCTGTTACCGTCTCCATGTATTCATTGGCAGACATTCCGACTGTGCGGAATGCTTCTTCCGAGTATCCTTTTATAACATCGGCTGAATCTTTGAATAGTGTTTCAACTCCACCTATAAGCTGCTCGTAGTCGCCGTAGCATTCAATGGCTGATTTTGACAGAGCGGCTATTGCTGCGGTTGCTGCACCTGCTGCCGCAAGGGAGATCTCGCCGATTTTTGCTGCCGCCTGAGTGGACATTTTCAGTATCTCACCACCTGCACCTTGCAGTCCGCTTTTCAGCCCCGCAGTGTCAAGCCGTGTGTTAAAAATAAGGTCACCGTCATTCAATATCCCTCACCTCCTTATGAATCAAGAAATCTTCTTGCCGCCTCTATCATTCTCAGCTCGTTGGCTGAAACCGGAAGCGCATAGACCTGCTGCATTTTTTCAAGGAACTCCCGCCTGTAGTCGGGCATATCGTCCGAGATGTCAGCCGTCCGCCAGCCGCATATGTCCGTGAAGCGGCAGTCATGCAGCCCCATGAACAGCCCACGGAACTTCCACCAGTGCATTTTTGTCTCCCATAGGTCAATGCCGTATTTTTCATAAAATGCAGCAGCTATCATGGGAAAGTCTGCGTCAAAGCTGTAAGCTCTGCGGCTCGAAAGCATTGTACCACTCTCGCTCGTTTCCTTGGGCGGTTCACCGCATCGGTAGAACCACAGCATAAACATCGCAGCCCGTGAAAGGTCACGGGGCATTACGGGGAAGATGAGCCTCAGGGCAGTTATGACCAGCCTGTCCTCGGGAATGCGGCAGTCAGTGATAAGCTCCTCAAATCTCATCCAGCAGATAAAATCAGTGCGGAGCGGCAGCACCGTCACGCCGCCGTCCGTCACCTCAGTGTATTCAGTGGGAAGTCTCTGCGGGAGCATACTTTTTCAGCACCTCTTCCGTCACCTTTGCGGAGGCACGGTTCAGGAACACCCACAGCGCACCTATCTCATCGGTGTCAAGACTGCCTGCATCGGTCACGCCTGCGTCATCGCCGAAATGCTCATTTACGAACTCATCGCCCAGATAAAGCCTTATGCCCTCCAGCGTAGCCTCTGCCGCCGTTACCGCATCGGGAGCCTTGACTATCTCAGCTGCAATGCGCCTTGTCTCCTGCACGAAATATGCAGTCTTTGTGGGTATCTCAACGCTTTTGCCGTATATGGTAACGGCAGTGGGGTTCCTTTCGTAGTTAAATTCCATGTTATTCCTCCGTATTTACAGCTTTGCTTTCGGAATTGGCAGAAGCAGCTTCTGCAGTATCCGCAGTAAATGTTCCGCCGCCGCCCGATGTGGCAGGAGCAAACTTGCCGATAACAGGGTCGCCCAGACCGTTGAACGCACCCGAAAGCTTCATCTTATTGTTGTTTTCGGAAGTGCCTGAGGGAGCGACCGCACAAGTCTCCATGCGTGCCACATAACCGCCGCCCGAAACAGCGTTGAACTTTTCCACCGTCAGTATCTTTACAAGGCAGTCGCCCAGCACCTTGCGGTTTTTGTATATCTCATACACCTTTTTGATGGTGGGGTCGGAATACATAAGGTCGCACTCAAAGTTGTATGCGGTCTTGTAGCTTGTGGTGTCGGTGCTTTCGGTGTCCATGTTGATGTACTTGGTGCTTTCCGTCTGAGCGGAAGTTGCGTCATCGAACTTTGACCAGCCGTCACCCATTCTTGCCCACTGAGGGGTTTCAGCGGAGCTTACGTCCATGTAATGTTCCAGCTGGGTCCTTTTAACTATCGTATTTGACATTAACAAACATTCCTTTCTTCAATGTATTCAAGAGTTATGCTCATCTGATACGTGCATTTCTTTCCGTCCTTTTCGTACTCAAAAGGTACAGCTCCGTCCATGCGTATATCCTGAGCCGTGCGGTATTCGGGGAGAGCGGGAAGCTCCAGCACGTTCAAAAACCACCTGCGCAGATCGTCAAGAAAAGCGCTGGTCTGTATCCTGCGCAGGTCATCGTCCGACAGGCTGCCCAGGAAGAGAGAGGCGTGCATGGCTTTAAGCTCGCTGCCGCAGAGATATGTCTGCAATACCTCGGTGCTGTCCTCCACAATTCCCGCACAGTCGATGTCATCGCTGCGGAAATTCACCTGCATGGTGTAATCCGCCAGCAAAGGGCAGCCGCAGAGGAAGTCCCACAGGGATTCAATAACGGAATCAGCCACGATATCTGCACCCCGCTATCTGAGCAGCCCCTGCAAGGATAGTGTGAACGTGAGCTGCTTTCATTCTCTTGAACCACAGCCGTCCTCTCAGACCGCCTCTTGCGGTGCCGCCTGCACCGTGGCCGCTGTTGCTGTAGTAATTCTTTCGGGCATATGGAGCGGTATAAACAAGCTCACCTGAGCCTATCACCGTGCCTCTTATGCCTGAGCGGATAAGCTCGCCTGTGTCCTTGGGGGTGTACCTGTCGCAGCGCCTCAGGCATTCGCTGTCTATGAATTTCTGTACAGACCCGCCCTGTGCCAGCTTGTGATTTATGCAGATCTGTTCAGCGCTCATGGGCTTGAAAACTATCATCTTATCACTCCTACCTTACTCCCAGCATTATGTGCCGCATATTTCGGGACCCGAAGTTGTTCACCGTTATGCTGTGTACGTGCAGGCCGCTGTACAGCTCCTTGTCGGTGGGGTCACTCATTTCCCCGAAAAATATGTAGTCGCCTTTTCGGATATCGGCAGCGATGTCGGGGATAAATACCTTGGCAGTGTCGGCGTTTTCCTCGCCGTATTTTTGCACTTCATAGGCTCTGACCTCCTGCCACATGCAGGGGAATGTGCCTGCCTTTAAGACGGTCTTTCCCGCCGTTCTGAAAACGGTGCATATGCCGTTGGTTATCATCACCCACACCCCCTGAACATCAGCTTCACGCCGCCCGCATAAACATTCCCCAGATATATCTTCACCGCATTGTACCTCGCCGAAGATACTTCCGCCTGAGACCTGTCGCCGTAGGTCACGGAATAGCTGCCTACGGTCTCGGACTTCACATCTGCCGCCCTGCCGAATGAATACATATCATCAGCGCAGGCGCAGCAGGCACGGCGTATCTTGCCGCCAATGTTTTCGTCCGCCAGAAGCTCGGGAGTTATCCTGTCGAATGTAACAGCGTCAATATAAGCAGAGGCAGGCTCCGCAAATCTTGCAAAGTCCGCCTCGCTCATGGTGCCGTGAAAAACCTCGCTGTAAAACTTGTAATCAGCGTATGCCATTCTCAGCTCCTTTGCCGACAATCAGGCGTGAGAGCAGTAAATGCCCGCAGCCTTGTTTTCGTAGGCGTCGGTGAAACCGTAAGCACGGTAGGAGAAGATGTAAGCGTCCGCATCAGGGTTAGCGTCGGGGGAGATGACCTTGCTTACAGTGTGTTTGCCGAACTGGATAACAGCAGGCTTGTGAACTATCATGAAGTTGATAGGCGCACCGCCTGCGGAGGTCTGCTTGTAGTACTTGCCTGCAGCCCAGCCGGGAGCGCTGTTGCCCGTAACAGGGGAGTAAACGCCGTCGGAAACGGTGTAATAATCCTTGTAGTTTGTGCTCCAGTCATCGGGCTGGGAGGTTGTCACCTCATACACCGCCTCGGCTTTCTTGAAGCCGCCTATCTCCTCGCCGGAAGATGTGCCGTTGAGCAGGGAAACAGCAGTCCAGAAGCGTGACTGAGGTACCTTGATAATGCCCGCAAAGCCCTCAAGCACAGATTTGGAAACATAGCTGTAAAGGCTCTGAGCCGCATTGTAAAGGGTGGGTGTAACAAAAAGATATCTGCCGTCCGCAGGGACTTCCGCCTCGTCCAGTACGTTCACGCCCTCTCTTACCGAATCCACGAACGCCTCAGCACCGCTGATGGTCTCAGTCTTTGAACCGATTCCGTTGATGGCAGCGTAGGAAGCAAAGCGCACAGCGTCCATTTCGGGAACAGCCTTGGTGCGGATAAATTCGCTTGCCAGCTTGCCGAACGCCAGACCCGCAGTCTCCTCGTTGTCCATAGCGTCAACGCTGAACTTGCGTCCTCTGTCGTAGTTGAACTTCACGGTCTCGTTGGTGATCTCCACATTGCCCTGAACATAACCGCCGTTGCGGGAGTAGTCAGCCAGACCGTCCATGCTTATCTTGGGGATAATGATCTCGTTTGCGTTTGCGCCTGCCTGCACAAGGGAGCCGTCCATATCCAGCACGGAAGAGCAGGAAGCAGCCTTGTAAACATCGTCCAGCAGGTCAATGTACTTCTTGAAAAGTGCAATAGCATTTGCCATGTAAATTCCTCCTTTTAGTGTATAAAAATAGCCTCGTTCATCTCAAAGATAAACAAGGCTCATCTCTTGCTTTGTTCATGCCGTCCTCCTTACTTCGTGGTGAGAGGGGGAAGCCCCATAACAGCCCTTGCGGCGCTGTCGTCCGCCTGACCACCCGAACCGCCGCCTGTGGGGCCCATGTACTTAGGCACAGGCTCGCTGCTCTCGAAAAGAAAGTCGTTTTCCTTGGCGATCTTGTCCAGTTGCTCCGTGAGACCGACTATCTCGTTGCCCGCAAGCTTCAAGCCGTCCATGTTGAGCAGCGCCTTTACGGCAACAGCGTTTCTGGGCTTGCGCTCCGAGAGCTTGCCCTCCAGAATGTGGTCAAACTGCATCTTTTCCAGCTTTGCGGCACTTTCCTTCTGCGCCGCCGACAGCTTTTCCTTGTAGTCGTCGGCAGTCTTTTTAAGCCCCTCATAATCAAGCTTGCCGAACTCCTCTATCTGCTTGTTGGCGGCACTGAGCTGACTTTTCACGTCCTCGTAGTCCCCGAACCTTGCGGAAACTCCGTCGCAGTCCTTCTTGTTTTCGGCAAGTATCTGAGCTGCGTTTTCCTCTGATACTCCGAGCTTTGTAAGAAATTCCTTGGTCATGTTTTTTCCTCCCTAATATAAAATGTTTAACCCCCCTTGATTTCGAGGGGGATATGTTTTGTCGGCTTCAACAAAATATGATTTATAGCCGTTTGCGATATCATATCACATAATGATAAACTCCACATCGTCTTCCGTAAAACGGGTTACATCATCACAGGATTTGTGGGAGCCGTGAATGATATAGCATTCATCGGGCGACATATGAAGGTCAGCGATAAGGCAAATAGGTTCCTTGTCTTTAAGCTTGACCATAGGGTTATGCCTTGCAGTGACCAGCTCGCCCTTGCTATCGAACTGATATGCAGGGATATCATAAGATATTGCGGAAATAAATTCAATTCGGCAGCCCCTGGCAGCTTCCCAATTATCACCGAGAATAAGCATATCGGCATCGGCAAGCAGTTCAAGAGCCTTTGAAAGATATTTCAGTGGGATACAGCCGTTTTTAGGGTCATAATCCTTGAAATAGCTGTCGATAACCTCCACTTCATCTCCGAGTTTTTCCGAAGCCTTGGCGATCATATTGTTTCTTGCTGCGAGGATCTCTTCCTTGCTCTTGCCATTCATCGGCTGAGAAATAAAAATCTTTTTCATAACATCATATCCTTTCATTTTGGCATAAAAATAGCGCATATGTTACCGACAAAATGTCGTGAAC